TCTTTTTCCCTTCGTAAGAAAACGACATTCCTACATAGTCGAAATGATTGGCCGTAGTGTCAGTTTTGGCTGAATCAACAGCGCCGCCGAGTACCTCGCTAATTACACTGCGAACAAAGTTCTGTATTCCTGGTTGAGAAGACTCACGATGTCCAGCGACGTTAAGTGTTTTGGCTTTGGTCGTATCAAGGAACTCAGTAAGCTGCTTAACCGCTTCAGCGACGTTCTTGGTGCGAATTACTAGAATAGGGCGATGTGCACCTTTGATCTGAGTCGTAGACCCCGGTATCCATCTTCCAGTCTGAGCATAACCAATGGTTTTCGTGGTGCCAACACTCGGTCCCCAGAGAAATGCGACTGTCGCATCTGCATCATCGATGTTTTTTATAGTTCGTGGCACGTAGTCAGATTCTGCATGCTCAACCAGACCAAACTTGGCGAGCCCTGGATTACTACCTTTATCAGTACGCCACCCTTTAGGTGCGGTTCCACCAGTTTCTACACCAGCATCCTTGGCACCCCGAAGCGCGCCAAAATCACCACCGGTTTGACCCCCAGAAATAACCTTGGTAACAGTAGTACGGTTTTTGGGCTTGCTACTTTCTTCCGTCGCCAGTTCAAACAGCGCGCGTGCCTGACTGATTTCTGAAGTTGCATGCTTATCAGTCAGAACATGACCAGCAGCTTTAGCTTTTAGTTCAGCAAAAAGCTCCGGGTTTTCTTTCACCCATTGTCGCCACAGAGCCTTGTACTCTTCGTAAAGCTGCTCACGCGACTTCCCGTTAAGGGGAGGCTTCCTCTTACCCAGGTGCCAATCAGAGCCTTGCGCTCGATACCCCTTTACATCCAGCTGATAGGCTTCTTCAATAGTTCGACCGTCCTGTAACTTGGCTTTCAGCGCAGAGAACCGACTATCCCCTTTTGTAGACACCTCGTAAGAAGGAGTATCAGCGGGAGGGTATCTACGCCAACCAAGAATCGAAGGGGTTGTATCAACCTTAGCAGGTTTAGCAACCTTATCTGCTACCGATAATTTCCCAAAGGTAGGCCATTTCGATTCCAGAGCAAATCCATGTTGGCCCTTGTTGGCTGCACTTATCAGCCCTCGTATCCTGCCGTTTATGAAATCAAGATACTTCGGGCTGAGTTTGGCCAATCCAGTCCCCAGGCCATCCGCAGGGAAAACAACCTGCTTGCCATCCTGCACGAGCTTGTTCAGTTCATCGAACGCCTTGGCTATGACCTTGCTGTTCCGGTCGAAGTCCACATCCTTGTAAGACTCGTATGGTGACTTCTTCGTGGGGATACCAAAGGCGTTCGGCTCACCGCGCATCTCAGCGGCTTGGCCTGCTTTCCCCCACCGGGCTTCATTGTCGCCAAAAACGTAGATGACTGAAGGATTGCTCTTCAGGTCGTTCCGCGTAATACGCGCCTGGAACGACACTTGCGGAGTAGTGGTGTTGACGTGCGAAGGAAGCGGCTCTTTGACTGCGGACTTACCTTCGTCTTTTTTCACCTTCTTCGTTTCAGCTTTATCAGCACCCGGTATGCGCGCTGGCGGGTTAATACGCGCTGGCTGGTTAGAGGGACCGATTGGCGCTGCTACCGGTTTCGCCAGTTCACCAGCAGCCTCAACATCTGTAAGAGAAGAACTGCCGAACGACTTGGCGAACTCCCGGTTGAGCGACTCAGTTACCCGATCTACGTCAGAATCGCTAAAACGCTGTGAAGCCGTTTGATCAACTGCAACCTGCATCGTAGGCACGAACGCCGTGTTCTGCTGCTGGAGATATCCCAGGAAATTCTTGAACAACAAAGCTGCGACTGTATTCACTCTATTGGCAGCGAGGTACTTTTCCGTCGCCAAGGAAGCGCCAAAAGTCCCAGCCAACTCCCTCAGCGCATCAGTAAGCTCTTCTGGCAATCCGTGCTCCAAACTGGCCCAGTCAGTTTGAGAAAAACCCTCCTGCTCTCCAATCTTTACTTCAGACAACCTGTCCAAGAGCAGCCCCAGCATGCCCAGGTTGTCCGCTATATCAGCATCACGAGCCGTTTCTTTTTTGTACGGATTGGCCAAAGCGCTAACTATCAGCTGCAATGCCTCAAACCGTGTCTTTTCCTTGTCAGTCAGGGGCTTCTTTTTTCCCTTCAACTGCTTGAGCTCATTATTAAGCTTTTTGTAATTCAGAAGATGCCCGAGATTCCGTATGCCTGTATGAAGCCTGTGCAGCTTGCCAACGAGCTCAAATTTCTCCTTGGCAGTGCGTATTCTTTTTTCCTTCAAGCGCTCGATGGTCTCTTCCATGCTCTTGACGATTCCCTCAGCCTCTTTGCGCATCTTCTGGTTTACTCGCGCCACCGAGCTAACAGGGTCACTGCTGAACAGAACATTTGAGTAGTGCTCAATTCGCTGCGTACGCCCGACCTTCGAGTAGTACACAATTACCGGGTTCTTTTTCAGATACTGGCTGAACGCTTCGACCTGCTCCTTGGAGAACTTGATTTCAGGTTCGCCTTCGATAGAAAAAAGGCTCGTAATGGCGTCAAACAAAGCATTCTGGATGTCCGGCAAAGAGTGCAGCTTCACGAGCTGACCGTTGTTGGCTTTGCGAACAGCAAAATTCACCAGACGCGGCATGTTTATTTCATACTCAACCCCACGAGTATCTGTAATCGGAGCGGCATATCTTGGAACCTGATAATCCCGCTTGAGGTACTGCAAACGATCTTTGAGACGCTTGGACTTTCCGTGCGACGTATCCTTGGCTAAAAGCTCAAATTGCTGCACCGTGAGACTATCAAGCTTCGCTTCTGGCTTGGCTGTACGAACCGGCACTTGCAACATCTTGAGGAAGTTCTGAGCCCCATGGGTTCGATACAATTCATAGAGCTGGCCGGATACAGTAGATGCGACTGGGGACTTGCTCCGGTATTCAGTGAGGTAATTCCGAGCAACCAAATCAAACGTGCCATCGTCTACAGGCGCATTGGCAGTTTTCTTAACCGCCTCGAACAAACTCATCGGCTCGTAGGTAAACTTGGGGTTCTTGGCCTCGCTCTCAGACACCTTGGTAGCGAAGCCTTTCCCGAAATACGCCTCGTTCTTCTCTGGTGTGTTTCTCGGGTAGAGAAGCGCTGCCAATTTCGCAGTTGGTCGCGCTTCAGCCAGATCCATGTACGACCGCTGAGTTTCAGAACTGGTCGTCTTTATCCCAGGCGGTTGCCCAGACTCGTCGGACCCATCATCGTTGGGCTCACCATAATCCTCCTCGGGCGTCTCTGGAGCACCTTCAGTGTCGCCCGTAGTTTCAGACATCCTCTCGCCCTTGCCGCCAGCGCCGGTAAATGCAGCGTACAGATGGTCGTATGCAGCCTTGATGTCATCTCCAAAATTGTATCGCCCAGTCTTTTCAAGGTCATTCAACAGAAGAGATATTTGCCCATAATCTTCAGCAGTCAGAAATTCACTTGGCAGCTTGTCAGCTGTAGTATCAGCCTGAGCATCGAACACACCTTTTCTAAACTCAGCGGGCATACGACCTGCGACATCAGCAGCGATACGTCGCTTCTTCATTGCGATTTCGATCAACGCACTGAAAGCCTTCATGTCGCCTTTCAATGTCGTCGCGGCTGTATCCTCATCTGCAAAGTCCTTCGCCTCCGTATTCACGAACGGAGCCACAGCGTTGAGCAGCAGATAATCAGAGCTGGCCAGCTCATTCGAGTACGCATCGCGCACCGCTGCCAGACTGACGTTCGCCTTTTCTTTGATCCGCGCATCCAGCGCAGCGTTAAACTGAGGACCACCTTCGCCAGTAACGATGCTACGGGCGATGGCGTTCACAAGCTGCGATCTGTTCGCTGGATTTGGGGTGTCAAAGATAGAGCTGACACTATCCTTGTCAGAAACAGGCACCAACAGGCTGTTATGGAAAAGCCCCTTCAAGGTTTCTTCCACAACAGACGAATCTGCATCCAGAAGGTTTCGAAGATTGGCTCTGAACTTGCGCTGTTCAGCCGCATTCTGTTTACCTGTTGAAGGACGACCTGGTGCTTCTGCACCCTCCAACGGCAAACCGAACAGCTCGTGCAGTGCCTTTCTATTCGGATCGAAAGACTTGCTCTCATCAACCCCCTGCTCCCTGATAAGACCGTACTGCTGGGTCAGAGCGTCCAGCCCTTCATGGTCTTCATCATCCGCCAGAGTATCAATCAGCTCTGAGTCTTCTGGCGCGAACTGTTTTAACGTGGCTGCTTTGCGATTTATGTCGTAGGAGTTCAGTTCTTCTTCCGCATCTATCGTTTCAGCAGCTTCATCGAACTTCCTATACCCGGAAGCAGGCACCAAGGCACCCAAGCTCGACAACGAAGCGCCAGTAAGCCCGCCAACAGCCGCTGAATTGAGGATTTCATCTGCGTCTTCCGGGCGCAGCCGGAAGCGGTTTTCATTGACGAGATTGACCGTCGCCTGCTCGATTGCAGCCTGTATGCCCTCAGTAGTTGCCTCCTGAGTGCCAGAAACAAGCGCGTTGTTGACAACCCGGCGCAACAACGACCTGCCGACTGAAGGAAGTCCCAGTCGTTTGAGAGCGCTGTACACAGGAATGACATCGAGGACCGATTCACCAGCACCGGTTACGACGGCCTTTTCAGCAACCTCTTGCTGCGAAATCGGGCGCTCAGACTCCGCCATCAACTGGTTGACCATAGCGCCAGTGTTCAACGCAGTCGCTGCGCCGTAAGCACCGGCTGCCGTTGCCTGTGTCCGCGACAGTACATTGCCTGCCGCACCAAGCATCGACTTCCCAGCGAGCCCAGCGATACCACCAAGAGCGGTGGTGAAGATGTTCGGTAGCTGGTTGCCAAAATTCCACGTCAGCCAATCCATGAAGGCTTCCGGTGTCTTCGCATCCTTGATATTGGCGACCCGTGGAGGGTTCTGCTGTATCGCTGAGCTAAGGTCGGCGTTACCAGACTCGATCAGCTGTTGTCCTGTCTCATCGAAACCAGCCAGAGTAGCCAGTGAACCGGCGAAATTCTTGGCCAACCCTGGCTGCTGCTGTATGCCGGCCCGCAGACCAGCGTCGAACTGAGACGGCTTTGGAAGACGAACTGGAGCCGAGTTACCCCTGCCGGCAAAAGGAGGTTCAACGCCCGAGGGAAGGAGAGGGCCAAACCCTCGGGACTGAATAATCAGGTCATTGAATGGACTTGCCATGCTTATTTATTAAACGTGTTCGCGAATCGAGCTAGACGGTCCATAGTCATATAATCATCCACAGTGCTGGGGTTACCTGCACGCACTGCGTCAGCTGCTGTCTTATCCAGCAAAAGATTCACTTTTGCTGGATCAATGGCATTCGCCGCTGCTTGTCTAACTTGTTGTATATAAGCATTAAGATCTTGAGTGTTAACATTGCTGCCATCACCTATGGCTGTATCTCCATAATACAAATCCCCAGTTTGAGGGTCAGTTCGCAGCGCACCCAATAGGGTAGGCATATCATTGGGGAAGTCCGTATCGAAGACACTAAATTTTCCTAGTTCGGAATAAAACCCTTCGTTGGACAATCTGTTCAGCAAAGCTTGCATGTAGTCACCAGATTGCTGTGCCTTTGGGTGCTCCAGAACAAACTGTCGCTGTGCCGATTCCCTGTCACTTTCGGGCAATTCATTGATGGCAGCTACCTTCTCAACCAAATCAGGGCGAAGAAGACCCTCAAGCCCCTGCACATCGGTCATATTTATCGGCATGTTGGACTTAGCGCCTGTACCCCCGGATTGTGCTCCTTGGAGCCCAGTCAACAGCTGAAGAGTGGCGTTAAGCCGGGACTGCGTGTCCATCGACTTGCCTACATGCGGGAACAGCTCCAGCGCAGTTTGCGTGAAGTTGGCCCCACGCTCGTCTGCAACCTGCATGGCATATCGAAGCTCATCCGGCGACAGTTCGCGCATAATCGAATCGCTCGCGTCACTACCGCTGAAATCAACAGCAGTATTGCTTAGAGCGGGCATGCTGCTGATGTCTGCCGGGGTATAGGAGGCCATATTGGTGGCGTCTGTACCCAACGGGACATCAGACAAGGACAGCTCACCAAACGCTCCGCGACCAGCAAGCACCTGTCGATTCCCAGAAAGATTAACTATCCCCTCGCCATTTCGGTCCACAAACTCTTCGAGGCTACTGGAGGGGAACTGAGCCTCCTGTTCCGGGCCGATATTGATTGAATCAAACCTCGGTAAAATATCCGTAGGCACCCCCGCTTTATTGAGCTGATCTGTAACTAGATCGCGCAGCCTGAACTCTGGCGCGGACGCCCCGAGAACCTCTCCTTCTGCCGCAGCAGGTTGATTACCGGCAGGTTTTGCTTCCAGACTCTTTGGCAGCTTACCCGAGCTACCCTTGTACCCTGACGCTGCGAGACTTTCCTGAAGTGCACGGAGCCCACTTCGCCCGTCAGGCATCGTCATGCGCTTCAATTCTTGTATGGCATCCTGGTCACCCTGAACTGCCTTTAACGACAAAGCATCGAACTTATCCAAGTTACGCCCAACGCTCGCCCCAGGAACAAGAAAGTCATTTACCGCATCTACAGTAGAAGCAACTAAGTTTCGACCAAAATCAGTGTCCATGAACTTGTTGGTAGCTAAATTCAAAGCAAAAAGCGGAAGACCGGCAGGTCCAGCAAACGCTGTGGTTGCTAAACCAGGTGCTGTGAGGCCAGTCAAAAGCTTCTGCTGATCCAGAGTAAGACCCCGCATATCAGCCTGTCGTTGCAGCTCTTCTTCACCAGCTTCATTGGGGAATATCAAAGGGCGAGCCTGATAGGCCGCATCAAGAAGCGAAAGGGGCTTGGCAAATAGGTTAGCAAGCCTAAGCCCTTGGCCAACAAACTTCCCAGCACTGGATGCAAATCCTCCTTTGGCAGCAGCATCAGCCGTTTTAGCAACGTCGTCAGCACCACCAGCTGCGTATTCATTCATCCGCGCAGTAGCTTGTTCGACTTTATCCAGCCCTTCATGCCCTGCTTTGCTAAAAAGCCGTCCGAGAGCCTCTCGTAATCCTCCGAAGGTTCCCTTCACCCTCTCAAGAAATGGGGGCCTCTTGGTACCTGAAAAGGAGCGAGCTTCATCGGCATTGGCAGCTACATCTGCCGCAGGCGCAGCTGACGCAGACGCAGCTGATTTCGGCGCACCCATGTAAGCATTCTTGGCACTACGGAAGAAGTCATCCACTGTCCTACGAAGCCCCCCGCCAGTCTTAGGGGCTTCAACGGGCTGCTTGGGCGCTAAAGAATCCCTATAAGCGTTGCTATCCCTCCGTATGTTATTCCTGACAGTCTGCATCCGTTCAGTGTGCCCTATCTCTTCGCTGATCTTGGCAACGTCACCAGTACGCAGGGCGTTGAAAAACGAGCTACCGCTCGTAGGACGCTTACCCTTCAAAGAGTCGTAATACGTAGCAGCATCATGAATCTTGTTGGCAAGCGCGCTATTGCCACTCTTATGCGCTGCTCGATACGCCTTCTGAACAGACTTAAATTCAGCATCGCTCAGTCCACTGAGCTGCGTAGCCTTGGCAACACCTTCATGAATTGCCCCCGTAGCGCGGTTGGCAGCTACCTCAGCAGCAAACGCATTGCGTCTGAGAAGCGGGTTTTCTTTGAATAACTTCTCAGTAGTAGCAGCCGCGTCATCACTAGCCTGTTGGGCGAACTTACCAGCATCGTCATAAACCGACTTTATAGCGTCTTGTAAATTATTGTAGTTACCAGTAATACCTTTCCCAAGTCGCCTTTTAAGGTTTTTTATCGCATCGCTTATCTTCTTCGGAGTCCCTTCTGGAACATCAACGTCACCAGTAAGTTTGAACGTACCGTCTTTTAGGGTCTCTAAGCCCAGAGAAACCCGTGGCCCATTATCACCAAACTGAATCGTAGCCATAAAGCCTCCAGTTAACCGCCCTTAACAGTCTGTTCAGTGGCACCAACATGGGCCAAGCTGTTCTGAGCTGACAGTGCCGCAGCCGCCACATCACCCATGACCTTGGCAGCGGTCACAGCAGCTGTTACTCGCCCGTTCAGTGCGCCTACAGTGTAGTCAGCAACAATCTTATGCTCTTGTACTGCTGCGTTCACATCAACTTCGCTCGCTTTCAACAGCAACTGTTGGGCTGCGATCAGGGCCGTGTAGTAAGCCGATGAGCTCTGCCAGAGCGTAGCCTTGGCATCGGACAACGCTTTGGCTTTGGCTATCGCCAATTCAGGCACTGTCAGCCATGCGCGTACGTAAGAGACCAGCGCTGCAATCGCTCCAAGACGCAATTGAACCGCCTGACCTACGGCAAAACGAATGTTCTCGATCTCAATCTCGACATTCTTTATGGCGACCTCACGACTGGCTTTGGAAACTTCCATCGAAGCGTTGTCGTCGATGTGCTGTAGCTGCTGGGTCAAAACACCAGCTGGTACATTGAAACCCCGGGAAGCATAGAAGTTCATCGCTTCCATCTTGGCCCGATTGGCCTCTGCGTACACCCGCGCGCGTTCACGCTCGTAAATCTGATTCTCCACTACAGCCGGGATGCCGGTCCCTCCATTATTGATGGTGTTGCATATCCAGGTGTCGGAAGAGCTGCGCACACAGCCTTCAAAATCGGGGAACCACCGATTCACGAAATCGGTTATGGCAGCCCGGGCGTATGGGTTGAAATCCGTCAATGCCGCGTTGTAATTCTTGACAAACTCAGCAGCCAAGTCCTCCTTCGGGTTAAATGGTGGAATCTCAACCTCTGGCCAGTATGTCGGAGGAATAGATCCGAGGTGCAACATCGTTGATGCAGCAGTCTGAGCTGCGCTGGAATACCCAAGTGCAGCCTGTTGCGACGAAGACGCCAGACTCTGCGCTGCGTTGATGATTTGGGTCGCTGTGGATTCAGCGCTCATTGGATCTTCCTCTTCAGTATCACAGGAACGAAGTTAACCCCGCGCAGATTGAAATCACCACCATTCTGATTGGCGACCTCAGCCTGCCAGTAATGGGCCTTCAATCCTCTGCCTATCTTCACACGCTCGCGCTGCACCTTGTCGCCCATCGCGGCGCGCAGCTGGTACGTATAAACCACACCATCGTCGTCATTGATGATGCGCAACTGCAACTCGGAATCCGACGTACCCGTCAGGTACGCGCGGAACATCCTGGTGACATTATCCGTCTTCAGCGCGTCTCTGCCCAACATTATCGAAGCGTCAATGTCAGTACCGTTGTCCGTGTCCCCAGAGAGGGCGAATATGCCATCGCTCGACGCTGCGTAGTTAACGTTGTTGAACGAAGCAAAGGAGTTGAAGTTGTAGTTCTCATACCGCGACGCTGCGTACGTAGGGTCTTGTGTAATGATGTTCGGAGTAAGGGTCACCGCCCAGATTTCGTAGGTACTCCCCGTATCGAGAAACCCGTGGCCAACTTGAACCGAAAATTCAAGCAACTGAGTGAACGTTGCATTGACCAACATCTGGCTGATTACGCCCACCAGCGAGTTAACGTCACCCTCCAGCTCCTTGAGACGAGTAAGCGATAACGCTGCGTTGTACACCGAAGCGAAGAGCGCATTCAGCTCGCTCAACGAAGACACGTTGCTGGTGGCGTTGAACACGGAACTCAGAAGGCCATCGTAGAACCCACCAAGACTGTACAGATATGATGTCGCGCCATACTGACGAGCGTACGCAGTAAGTGAGTAAAGCGACGACACATACCCATACAAAATCGTTCCAGCGCCCATGCGAAGGGCAGTCGCCTGGAACGCCGCAGTCCACGGCATGAACGAAGTCCGTATCGATGTTTCGGGCTGCCATATCTCCATGAGCCCATTATCCTGCCCAATGTGCAGAAACGAATCGGCGAAATAGCTCTCCGTAGTGGTAGCTGAGGTACCGAGATACGAAGTATTTCCGCCAAATTTGAGCATTATCAATTACTCGCTATGAACACCTGGCCATTGAAAACACCACCTGATGCAACAGCCGACGCTGAATGATAGAGCATTGAAAGATGGGCGTCGTTAAAAATACGCGGGAGTCTCGGCGTATGTAAAACAAGATCACGTTCTGTCCATGCGTACTGTGTCATTGATGGGATTGAAGCAATTATCTTAAATAGAACCAGTTGTATGTTTGTAGTACACCAAGTACCGCCAAAAGAAACAGACTGAATGCTTTTAATACCTACATCACCAGTTGCTAAAGGAATGAACAACGAAGTGTGCAGAAAACGGGAATTAGGAATTGCCGTTCCACCTGAAAGCGTAGCCGTTCCTGACTGCCGAGATCCTACGCCTGTGCTATTCGTATAGGTGAAAAAAACCGACGAAGGTGACGTAGCAGTAGTTGCAGACCCGATATTATTAACGAAACACGCCAGAACCCCTGGCTCACTGTCAGCCATGCCACCTCGTATCGTAGACCAAGCAGGAGTTGTTCCTAATATGTTAAAAGGAGAAGAAGCGCCACCAGAAATAGTGTAGAACCCAAGGCGATCCACCAGAAATAAATTCCCCATCGACGTAGCGGCAGTACAATTAAGCCCTAATGAAATCGCGTGCATGTACTTACCAGCTGCCGCATTGGAATAAGCCAAACCCCCAGCATCAGTTGCCTGCAAAGTAGTCCAGTACGCTCCGGTACCAGGGGCTGTACCAGGCTCAGGATTACCAACGTATTTCCACATGTCATAGTAATTACCCGCAACCGCAGCTGCGCCTATGCCGTTTTGCTTACTGAACTGCAAATCCTGCCCTGCCCCGTTCGTAGTCAAAGCATTGATAATCTGATCGTAGCTGTTAAACCCCGCCATAAGACCTCCTACACAAGTAGAGTGAACTTGAACATTGAAGTGTTGAGCGGAGTAGAAGTTGCAACTCCGCTAGGGCAAGTACGACGTATCCAGACCGGTATATACGCATCTGGAACAAACGTAGCATTGGCCAACGTGCTTGGCACACCAGCAACTACGGAAAGAGGTATCGCAGCGGTTTCGTTCATCGGTGATGAGAAAGCAACGCCGGCTGGAACGCTGTACTGGTTCGTAGACAGAGAAGTCGCACTGCCCGTAGTAGCTGGCCATGTAGCAACATTTGTATCCAATCCGATGGCCAGTGTATCCGCGCCCGGAGTATCCGCGTCTATCCATAGAGCAGCGTAGGTGCCAGAATCAACAGTATTCGTATTTTTTAGATACACACAGCGGTATGAAGTTTCTCCAGCAAGCGTTCTGGTCTTATCCAGGTCATCCCACAGGTTATTCGCCACATTGGTAACGACCCCAGAACCAGATACATCGGACGTAGGTAAATTGACAGCAAATACCGAAATTACTGCGTATCCAGCCTGCGAACCCGCTGAACCAGAGCGAAGCAGGTAATCCCCATTACCAGACAAAACCACCGAATTCGCAGCAGCGTCGGGCGTCGGAGGAGTCCAGGTCAATGTGCTAGTAGCCGCGACGAACGAGAAAGTCCCAGTGCCAAGGGTGAACCCAACCGCATATAGCAACGTAACCCCGGTAAGCGCTGCTGGAATAGTGATGTTCTGCGCTGACAGCAGCGCCCCGGTATTGATGCCTCCACCAAGACTAGCAACCCCACCAAGCGTCGTTGAAGACTTGTAAAACAGCATCTGGGTAATTTGGACAGCCATCAGGGCACTCCCACAAAAATGTTGGACGATGCAGTCTTGAGCGGATACCCGTGGTCAGACGGGCCAATTTCACTAGATGCCCCATATAAACTGGTACTTAATTCGTAATGCTTATCATCAAAAGCATCACGAGACACATATAAATACTGAGCCACATTAGGATCAATCATGTTAATCCAATGGGCAAGCGGTTCTTTAGGGGGAATAAATTCAAAATTAACACCACCCGATGCAAATACTTTTACCACTTTATCGGTTGTACGATCATCACTAGAACTGGACGCAGTATTTGGAGCTAGTTTGATATTAGAAATAAGTTCAACACTTGTATCATCATAGCCTCCGCATATGTCGTGTTCTTTCTCAGGCCAAGGGCCATCGCTTTTTATATACCGATAAGTACCTCCATCATACGAAGTCATGTACACAGTAGGCCCTCCCCCCGACGTATACGATATATTGCAATCACTGCTACTTCTATTAACAAACTTGAATGACATAACATGACAGTTAGTAGGCTCTTCAAGATAACAGCAAACATCACCGTTATGCTCAAGAGTATAGACGTCACCAGTAACTACTTCCTCTTTATAGTATGTATCAGTAGACGCTATATATACTGATCGAAAAGACGCTAAATATACAACTTGTCTATCGTTTGCAGGAACCAATAAACAGGCGCCTGTGCTCGCTGTTGCCCCGTAAAACGTAGAATTTGTTTGCCCACTGATATATAACTCGGTAAATGTAGCGCCTAGCGGAAACGAACTGGACGTTCCAGAAGAAACGTATACAGCTTTTTTACTGTTCTCTTTGAAACTATAAGACACTACAGACGTCACAGTAGTTGTGAATTCTCCAAAATGAGTTTCATATGAAGCTGCGCCTTTTACAACAAAAGATGGACCATCTGAGCCCGAATACCCACCTGGATAATAACAAGTGCGCCCGCTTTTAGATAAGCACGGGCAATCAGGAAAACCACCAATACGATCTGCTCCAGGACTAAACGTAAAATAGCAAATTACTTCATTGTCCCCGTCAAAAAACGCATATACCGGAGCGTAGCAAGGAACCCACCGCTGATAAGGATCGTAGTCCAATGAAAACGAGTAAAGCGTGCCATTAGGAAGCGCTGGATATTTCATGTGGTACTGAGGAGGAGCCAACATGGGGTCTTCCTCGCGCATCATGAATTCGGCAGAAGCAGGAACGTTATTGCCTTCAGTTATTTTAATTTCAAGTAGAGCACCATAAACAAAGCGGCCTTTGAATTTCTGCGCAACATTTATGGCTCTGTCTCCTTTCGTATTAAATGCCCACCCGCAATGAGAAAAGAATGGAAGGTAGTCCTTAAAAATATGCTGGGCTACGTAATCTCCCGACAATAAAACAATCAGCCCGTCTCTGGTCCTTCTTGGACGAATAGTGTTTTTCGGAACATAACCGAGGGTATTCCCAGAGTCATTCCCCGGTCCTGCGCACATATTCATTCTGTACGCAAAGACACCAAGCATGCCAATTTCAATAATCCATTTACTCCCATCGTTCGCTGTATAAACGCCATGAGTAAGGTAGAACAAAGGAGCATAGGACACAGAATCGACATTGGTGGCAGTCAGGATTTGAACGACCTTTCGCATCTCTCCTGAGTATTGGCTACCCCGATAATGCGTAGCAACGTTCTCAACACCAGCAAGCTGTAACGCAGGGCTCGGATCAGCGTTCAGTTCTTTACAATCAAACCAATCCCGAGGAATGTTCTGCGCCGTTGCGTAGCGCTTCGAAGGATATACTGATCGAAAAGCCCGCGTGCCATCAGGAAGAGTGACTACGGGTTGTAGAGGAAACTTAGGATTCAGTATTCCGCTGACATACGGAACACACTCATTCGTATCGATATAAATAAATGTATCGTCTCCTGAGATGCGAACGCGAACAGATATGTTGGGGTTCTCTGCTGTACTGAACTCAAAGTATCGCGTCTCATATCTACTGACACGCCGCATGATGCGCGCCTGCTCCAGCGCAAAAGGCAAAAACTGACCAGCGTTTTTTCCTAGAAGAAAACGATGAACTCTTGTTTTCGATTCAAGCAGGGTCATCTTCGTTCATAACCCCAGTTAAAAACTGATGAAGAAATTCAGTCGCCTCGTCTACTGTTGCGCAGTACCGGGCAAACGTAATTAAGTCCACAACCGGCGGGAGAGTTTGCCCCATGACCCCATTATGTGGATTAGGGCGATTAACACGAGCAACAAACTCCACAAGCAAACCGTTTTCCAGTATTAAAACACGCGCTCGATTAGCAAAAGGTTTCATTTCTTACACCCGCAATCTCTGGTCGCATCTTCCGCAGATATGAACCCGAGGAACTCAGAAACGAATTCCGACACCTGCGGCACCGAAGCAAAAAATCTGTGCTTCTGCACAAGATCTTTTTTTACGTACTCCAATGAAGTAACCAGATACCCGTTTTTCAATGGAGCCACGAATACCCTGTTTGTACTCATCAAGTGCTCGTCATGGTGATCTCAGCAGCAATGCGCAGAATATCGCCGTTATCCACGACCTTGGCTGTACTGAACCGAGCCGCTGAAACCAAAGTCCCAGTTATGGCGCTCTTCACCGAATCGCTACTGAGGAACCCACCATAGATGGTCTTGGTCGCATTGAACGTAAAGACCGCCTTATTGGCTACGTTGGTAATCACGCCCCCACTGGCAGGCGCTTCGACGTACGTCTGTCGAACCGATTCACTGTAAGCAGTGCATTCAAACGCAGAACCGGGGAACGTCGCCGCAGTGTCACTAGCAACAGGCGTGTAGTTGCCCTCAAAGACGCCCACGTACCACGTCGTTACCTGTGTACCTGCCGCGAAAACAGTATTGAGGATGTGGTTTAACCCCTCAGTCGGGACAATGTTGCTGCACGTCTCGACAGAAAGGACTTCACCATTACGAATATGCTCAACGGTATAAACAGCGCCAATTGTATTCATGATGCCCTCACGATTTCAGCTTCGTAGTAATCGGAAGCAGCCACGGGGTTGGCTGAAGAAGTGGACACATACGCCCCGATGATCTGCTGGAGCCCATTCTCTTCGCGCACCATGGACGCACCTGATGCCTGTGGAAAAGAAAAGACCAATTTCTGGTCAGTCACATTTTTCGCTTCACCGTTTTCACCAGCCATGACAAGCCCCCGAGTGGAAAACCAGAAATTGCCAAAAGGAGTGACCCTCGCAGTCCCTCTGATCATTGGGTATTCAAGGACAACGGACACCGTTATCTTGTCCACATCCAGCCCGCTCAACCAGTAGGTTTTGCTGTCAGTAGACACGTACATGCCAGAGGTCACTGCAAACAGATCAGTAATCGGTTCTTCAAAAGAGAAGTAATTGCGTACTTTGCTCCGGTTCGGCGTGAACAACTCAGTGAAGTACAGAGAGTTGCCAGTGCCGATCCACAACCGACCAGCGAAGGATTCGAGGCACGAGCCAACCGGCGGCGGAATGGAGTTCAGCGACTGAATTTCATGCCCAAGGGTCGTGGATGCAGTGATCGTAACGGATACAGTCCCCAGCGAGACCTCGCTGTACATGTAATAAGTCTCGCTGTTCGTTGAAGTCACGTAGATGCGGACGCGGTTCACATCGGCAATTGACGTGGTTGGCAGAGTCACCACGATGCCACCTGTCGTCACGAGCGTAATGGCCCCCGGTATGGATCCGCTCGACTCTTCGCCCGTCGCCGTGAGGAACGTCAAAGCAACGTGGTAGCGCCCGGGTGGCAGCGCTCCTACACCCGCAGCGACACCGTCAATGAGCGGAATCGGGAGCCCCCACGCACGAACCTGGCCATTCAGCAGCTTCCCGTTCAGCGTCCCGTTGGTGTAGTAGATGACCCCATCGAGCTTGGTGTATGCAACAGGAGCAGTGGAGAACCCGGTAGCCAGCGCAGTTTCAGTCAGAACGCCGAGCGCTGAAACGTTGATCTTCATCAGACTGCCAGCCTTCACCGCAAGCAGAAACGCACCAGCGTTGTACAGGCTGTGGTACGCACCAGCCAGCTTCGAAGTGTACCCCTTTCGCCGGCGCACGGTGCCTTCTGCTGTGATGTCCACGTTCACTGCGTTTCGCAGCGTCCTGGAAGACAGCTCATGGTCCTCGTGGATGTTGTCCATCCCGTAGGGCCAAGGACCATTGGAGGCCAGCTTATCCATCAGAGCCCACCATAAGTTGTCGTGGCAGCAGGAGAACGCTTGCGCCGAAATTCGCGCGAGCGCTTGTCCGTATAAGCCGTGAATATCCCACGATGGTTGTCGGCAGTATTCGGGTCGTACGTGTCCACGTCCTGCTTCGAATACGCCTTGAACGCCATCCAGTGAAACAACATGCGCTGGTCTTCAGTGTCAGCGAGCTCGAATAGCGCCGCACCAGGAACGAGGTCAGTCAACGGCAACCGAACTACGGAAAGACTGAGGGTGTCATTGGCCACCGGAATGGGCACCAATCGGCCAGTACCGACATTCATGTCAGTGATGACACATCTGGGAACGCCGGTCAGGTCTTCCCAGTTACTGGAGGAGAAAAGATTCCTGTAGTCATCCGGCATGTTCCTCGTCCCGATGTCGTACAGCTTGACCGGCTCAACATACGTCTTGGCGTTGACCAATCGAGCCTTCCGAATTTTCAGAATGAGGTCGCTGAGCACCACGGAAGGGTTACCAGCAGTAACTGTCAGCCCTGAGTACGTCGTCGAGTCCACGAAGTAATCCGTCTGTCGGGCAAACGCCTTCTGCGCCGAGTCCATATAGGCGTAGACCTCATCCTCCGACCACAGATACGGTGTAACTACGTCATCGATCTGCGATCTAAACCACTCATGCAGATCATCAGGAGTCATGTCAGGGTGCTCTGAAGCGAATCCCAGATTTCGTTGCGTTCATCCAATTCAACGGGGAACCCAAGGAGCGTCTTCAGCACTTTCCTGCTCGGACGCCCCTGAGAGTCAAACGAGTCACGGTTCCCCTCGGCAGTCATTTTCAACATGGTGTCGATGATCGCCTGCTTGCGGGCTTCACCGACCGGGAGTTCAGGCTCTTTCGGCTGCACCGTCAGTACGTCGTCACCATCGATAAGGACCGCACCGATGGCCGACGCTTCGGGCACTACAACAGATGGAACATGGCAGGCAGTGCCTGCGGTAAACGCCACGGAAAACCCAAATTTACTGCGCAACAAAAGGTCACGATTGAGCTGCATTTGTGGCATAAGCCCTCCTGTTAAAAAAACGGGGGGATACTATCCCCCCGATCAAAGTTACAACACCCCACCAAACCTGATTACGGAGCGGTATTTTCCGACGCCCGATCCAGCATGACGTACATCACCCGAATCGAGAACGTTCCGGCAGTCGCCGCAGTGCCAGTAGTGGCAGTGGTTATCCGAATATCGTCACCGTTCGTATTACGATTGAGCCCCGTAAGAGTAAACGCGGTGCGCGCACCAGCAACAGTGGGCGCCATGATAACTGCCGCATTCACGTAACGAGTCGCTAACGCACTGTCACCAATGGAGATAGTGTGAGTAGTGCCTGCGTTCGAAAGCGTTTCAACGAGCAGCTCACCGCTGATAACGAGCGCATTGGGCGGAAGACGAATCACATCCGCAGCCAAGGCGGTGTTTAGCGCAACCACAGCACCTGCCGTATTGGTAACCGTATCGGTCACGCTGAAACGGAATTCCGCAACCAGCGGGTACTGCGCGGTGCGGGTTTTCTGAAGAGTAGGAATTGGCATGTTAGCTGATCCTCATTCAAGTTAGATGGCGTGGTCAACACACATTACGCCAAAGTCCTCGTCCGTATTGGTTACAGCCGAACGGAACCTCGGGCGCAGCATGCCAACGATCTTACCGACAGAGATACCCGGCTGATTGTCGTAGTCGAACTCCTTCTCAACCCAGCGGGCTGGGCCAATGTCGGCGAAACCGAGCGCCTGCGCGCCACACAGCAGGGTGCGCGAGCCGTCAACCGTACCACTGCCCCACTTGCTGCTGGTAACGCCAGAAGCGCCAAGCGTGTTGTAAACATACCGGTGCTCATAGATCGCCAGGCCATCGACGTAGATGACATCAGCGCCCTTGAACAACGGGTTGTTCGCATCACGCGGCATCGCGTGCCGCCATGCCTGCAAGAAGTCAGGGTTCATCTTCAGCTTGGCAATGGCCTTCGGGTGCATGAACACGTTGTACATCTCGGTGCCGTTCTCACCACGCAGCGGCTTGATGTACTGCTGCTTGGCGTGCGCCTTCATGTCAACGAGCATCTGCCACGTCGGCGTATCAGCGGCGACAAGAGAAGTGTTGGACGTGTTGGAAAAGAGGCCGTTGGTCGCATCCCAGACAAGATACCGATTACCGGACGGAGCGCTTACATCAGCAGCGAACTCCAGATTGGTAAGGTCGGATCCGGTACGAGCGACGCCGTTGTTCTTCATGTTGAACGAAACGCCTGACAAGGCGAGCAGCGCTAACTGGTCAATGCGGTCGGACATCCAGAAGCCGAGAACATCACGAGAGTTCTCACGGAAGTCCACGACCGACTTCTGCTCCGCCATGCGGCCTTCGTGCCGGTTGGCATGACGCAGCTGGTCGATGCGAATGACCTGATCGTAGGACTTCATCGCCTCTTCGTTGCCTTCCAGCTGGCGATCACCTGCGACGCCATCGCCTTCGAGGTCAGCTACGAGAGTGATTACCGCGCGCGCACCCTTCTCGGACTTCTTGAGATCGGTGATGCGCTGAATCATTGCGTTGTTCCCGGTACCCAGGAAACGGTTGATGAACATCGATTCACGCGCCGCTTTCCACACGTCGCGTTGCCAAACAGTAAGCTGTTCAGCTGTGAGCAGAGCAAAGTTGGTATTGGACATGACAGTCTCCGAAAATGGATTGGGTTTGGTTGTCTACCGGACTATCGTGCCGGAAAACCCGTCATGCGACTCTTTTAGGTGGTTGCGATACACCCCCGCGCTGTCGTGGCGGGAAACGATTCAGGCTTAATGATAATCCCGCAAAAAACGTAAAGTCAACTCGTCCATCCTTTGCGCTGCAACGAAAACTTGGCCAGCTCCAGCGCTCCGACCACTTCAAACTCGTTGCGCGTCCCGGAGAAGAGCACATTTACGTCGTTGCCCCGGAAACCGAGCACGAAGACACTGTCAAACCCGGTATTCAGCGCCTCCTCCAGCGTCGCGCGAACGTCCGTGTCCGCGCGCTTGTTGAACTGGATGATCTCCATCACACGAGGTCACCACGCAGACGGGCGAGCGTGGACGCCGGCAGCGCCGCAAACTCCTCCTCCGTCAGCTTGGCCGGATCGATGTCGCGCTTCATCCCCGCCGCGTTGCCGTCCATGCCCGCACTCTTGAGAGACGGCGCTGCCCGCTTGGCTGCGTCCAGGTTCTTCGCCACGTCGAGCTTCGGTTTGCCACCTCTGGCCTGACCAGCCCCCGCGTCATCCGCTTCGGAGACCCGGGCGGCATGGGCGTACTTGAACGCCTTCATCATGGCCGTCGATGCAGCCGTGCCTTTGGCCACTGCCGCTTCGTACAGGTCCATCACCTCGTCCACGAACTCCTTGTCGTAGGACTCATCGTCCGGGTTCACGAACGGGTACTTCTCTTCGAGCGCCGTAATCACCGAGTCCAGCCGCACCTGCTCCACCGCGATGCGGGCCGTCTCCTGCGCCGAGTCCTGCACGGCGTTGGTCATGAACGCGCGCTCGAACCGGCGCTGCTCCTTGAGCAGCTTGATCATGGCGTCCGTGTCGCCGTCCTTCTCGGCCTCGGCGATCTTCTTGTCGTAGGCGACGATGGCCTCCGCCAGCTTCTGCGCGTTGGTGGGCTTCTGCGCGTTCTGTTCGTCGAGCTTGGCCTCCAGCTCCTGGCGCTTCTGCCGCTCCTCGTTCAGCATGCGCGACTTGGCGTCGAGCCGCGACTTCGGAATCATCGGCTCCTTGTCTTTGCCCCCCTCGCCGTCATCGGCGTCCTTGGCATCTTCAGTGCCCTTGGCATCTTCAGCGCTTTTGGCATCTTCAGCGCCCTTGGCATCGGCATCCTCAGCGCCTTTGGCGTCCTTGGTGTCCTCGGCCTTGTCATCGTTCACCTTCTCGTCCTCGAACAGATTCTCCAGCGTATCTTCAGCCATTTGTCTTCACCTCGTTTTGGGGGGGTTTGGTTCTCGCCTCCATGACAGCCTTGACGCGCTCCAGCTTCATCTTGGCCTGCATTTCTTCACGCTTTATCGCAATGTTGGCTATCATTTCTTCGCGTTTCAGCTTGTTGTTCTCCTCCATCTCCATGCGACGCAGCCTGGCATCCGACAGCTTCTCGGCGGCCCTCAGCTGCATCTCCTGAGCCTGCATCTCCGCTGCCTTCGCCGCCGCGCCGGCACCATCGGCGTCGCCCGCCGCTTCGGCCTGCGCCTTGGCGAGCGAGAGCGCAGCGTCGGCCTTGATCTTCATGATCTCGGCCTCCTTCTCCTGCAACTCCAGCTGCTTCAGCTTGATGCCGAGTTCCCTCAGCGCCTGCGCCTCCGGCGAGTCCTGCATCGACTTGATGATCTCGTGCTTGCGGTGCAGATGGCTGTGTTCGAGGATGAACTCATCGGGGATCGGTATGCCGACCTCGGTGCGCAGCCGCACCGCCTCGTCGAACACCTTGTCCTCGAACGTATCGCGACTCGGCACGTTCACCACCACGACCGCGTATTCACCGAGCGTCAGGTCGTTGATGATGCGCCCGGTCGCCTCGTCCACCTGGTTGACCTCCAGCTGCTGGCTCTGCCGTCCGGTCTCGCTGTTGCCGAAAATGTGGAACATGCGCTCGCCCGTGTAGAACTGCTGCACGAGGTCGAGCACCCGCTCGGCGAGCAGACGACGGGTGTAGGTCAGATTCTGGAACGCCTTCACCAGATTGACGTGCCCAGCCTGCTGCTTGTACTTGATGGCCTTGGCCGCCACGTCGGCACGGTCGAACCCGCGCTGCGAGTCGCTGATGCCGAACAACTCCTTCATGAACTCATCGGCCTTGTAACTGAGCCGGTCGATGCCGGTCGGCACCTGATTGGGCTGAATCTTCTCCAGCGGCAGCGTGCCCTGTTTGCGCACCAGCACGAGCCCGGTCTCCGCGCCCCTGGCCTCCAAGTCCTCCTCGTCCATGTTGATGAGCTGCCCGGCCTCCATCTGCCAGCC